GCCTGGCTGGGGCAGATCAGGCGGTACTGAGGCAGGCTGCCGTTGATGTGGCCGTCGGGCATGGCCAGCATGACAACCTGGTACTCCTTGGTCGAGACCAGCTGCGTGGCAACCGTCGCCCCTGTGCCAGGGGTGACGGCGATCGAGTCGTTGGGCAGCGCCATGATCTACCTCAGAGCTGGAAGATTCCAGACGCATTCCAGGTGATCGTGATGTCGCCACCGTTCGGGGTGACGGGCAGACCCGTGACGCCGGTGTCGATGTAGGCCACCAGGCGCGACGTGCCCGCAGTGCCGGTGTCGATGTAGATCACCAGAGCCTCGGCGCTGCTGCCAGTCACCGCGGTGTAGGTCACGTCGCCGCCGTCGAACAGTCCGTTGGCGACGGACTTGGTGGCGCCGATGGTCTGCGCAGTGCCCACCACGCCCGTCAGCGACGTGAGGAATTCATGCGCCGCGTTGTAGGTGTATGTGCCGGTGTCTACCAGCGCCACCTTCACCGTGCCGGTGAGCAAGTTGGCATTGGTGGCTGCGCCAAGGATGATTTCCTTGTACTTGGGGTAGATTGCATTGGCCATGGTGGACTCCTTAGATCATGGACTTCAGGGCGGCGATCTTCTGCTCGTACTCGACGCGCAGCTTCTCGGCAGCAGCCTGCAGGTTGCGGGCGCTGGCCAGCTCGCTGTCGGCCTGGGCCTCGCGCATGTCGGCCTCGGCAGAGCGCTTGACGTTGGCCGCGGCATCGGATTCGACCTTGGCCTTGGCATTGGCCAGCGCCTCGCGCTCGCCTGCCATCCAGCCGTCGAACTTCTCGCGCTCGGCCTTCATTGCAGCGCGCACGGCCTCGGCATCGGCAGAGGCCTGCGCAGCGCGTGCAGACTCCTCGCGTGCCTTGGCCAGCGCAGCGTTGGCATCGGCCGCAGCGAGCTGAGCCACCGAGTTAGTAGCGTCGGCCTCGGCCTTCGCCTCGCGAGCTGCAGCAGCCTCAGCGGCCGCCGCGTCTTGCGCGGACTTGATCTGATCGAGCACGGCTTTGAGCTTGCTCGGGTCCTTGGCCATCTCGAGGAAGGCCAGGAGGTTTGCCGCAGTGTCAACCGCCACGGCCGAAGGGGTGATGTTGATGTTCATGAGAGCTCCGTTAGGTAGTGGAAATGACCGCGATCTTCAGGCCGGGGCGAACGCCCAGGTACTCGGTGCCCCCGGCGCCGATTCTCATCGACGTGGAGGCAGCCGTGGGGTTTGCGCCGATGGCGACGCGGCATGCCACATCGGCGTGGAGACGAACGAAACGGGTCGTGTCGGCGAACGCGCCCGACTGGGCTGACGCGCCACCGATCACAACCTGCTGGTTCACCAGCGCAGGCTCCTGGCCAGCGGGCACCAGATGCCCACGGCCGGCAGCCGTCAGCTCCTGGTACTCGGTGATGTCCAGTATTGCCATTGTGATGCCTCAGATGCCAGCGCCGGTGTTGACACGCAGCGCAGCCTCCGCGTTGAAGATCTGACGCTCGTTGTCGATCTTCAGTGCCTCGAGGCGCTCCTTCGCGGCGATCTGCTCGCGAGTGAGCTGGGCGTCCTGGCCGAGCTTGGTCAGCGCCAGGTCGCGCTCGATGCCGGCCTCGGTCATCGCGATCTCGTACTCGGCCTGCTCGCGCTGGCGGTTGTACTCAGTCTGCTGAGCCTGCTGGGCGCGGACCTCCTTGTTGTCCGCCAGCTTGGCCATGTCGACCTCGGCCTTGATCTTGGCAGCCTCGATGCGAGGATCGGCCGGCGCGCCCTGCTGGGCCTGCGCCTGCATCTCCTGCTGCACCTGATCCTCGGGCTTGAGCAGCTCCTCAGGGTTGACCTTGAACGCCTTGAGGATGGCCTTGAGCTCCTCGCGCTCTTTGAGGTGCGGGATGTAGCGCGGGTTGTTCGTGATGTTGGCCAGGTTCAGCAAGGCCTGGTTCTGGATGTCGCGCTCAATCAGCGCGGTGGACCCGCGGGCGTCGATCTCGTAGTCGCCCTTGATGGCCGGGTCTGGATCGTTGGCCATCTTCCAGTCGTAGTACCTGCCGATGTGCGGCCTGGTGATCGTGTCGTCGTACAGCTTCACGCGCTGACGCAGCACGGCGTTGGCGTTGTTGTACAGCATGACCATGCCGCCGACGGTCTCGGGCGCACTGCCCTGCTCGCCGCCCATGATCTGCGGCATGCTGGACTCGGTGTCGGCGAACTGCATGGCAGCCTGCGCAATGGCCAGCAGCTCCTGCAGGTGCGAGTTGAACTCGAACACCGTCATGGCCGCACGCACGTCGTCGAGCTCGTCCTTGGCCAGCCAGACCTTGTTGGGCGTGATCTCGTAGCTGCCGTTCTGCGGGATCACCATGCCCTTCTTGATGACGATCTGGCCGCCCAGCGAGGTGCGCCCGTTGTCCATCACCTGGCGCCAGGCGCTGTTGACCACTCTCTGCTGGTGCTCGAGCTCGTCGGGCAGGCCGTAGCCGAACGGGCTGTCGTCGGCCTTGCGCCAGCAGTAGACGTCTACCGGCAGCGTGCGGTCCACGACCCACGACTCCATCGCACCCACGACCTTGTCGTTGACGATCACGAGCACGCCGAAGTCCACGTCGGTCAGCGGGTCGCCCGTGCGGCTGGAGAGCATCTCCATCTCTTCGGGCTCGATCTCGCCGTGGTACGTCCACATCTCGTAGGCGTCCTCGTTGATCATGTCGCGGATGATCCGGCCCTCGGCCACGCGCAGCTTCTGCGGCGGCGAGCGCAGCACCTCGCGGATGGCGTCCTCGTCGTAGCCTGGCAGGCCCACGAGCTGGCGCAGTTGCTTGCGCGTGACCATGCGGCGCATGAAGAATCCGCGGCCGGCCTGGTGGTCGTTGCCGCAGCTCGGGTCGAAGAAGCAGTCCCACGGGTCCATGCGCATGCTGGCCGGGACGATCGACTCGTTGATCTGCAGCGTCTGCGTGCCGCCGGCTTGAGGCAGCCAGACCTTGCTGGTCTGACGTGCAGGGAACGGGCCGTACAGCACCATCGTGCCCAGGCGCACGGCATCCTCGATGCCCTTGCGGCTCTCGCCGTTGTACTTGCACTCGGTCAGGCTGTCGTCGATCGAACGCTCCATGGCCTCGGCTGCCTGCTTGGCAGCCTCCATGATCGCGTTGGCCTCGTCGTTGGCGGTGAAGCCAGTGGGCTGGCCGGTGGCCGGGTCGACGGTCTGGGCGTTACTGCCCATCATGTCGGCCAGCTCAGGCATCGGCGTGGGACGGATGCCCCAGTTGCGGTCGTCCACGGGGAACAGGATCTCGCACATGCGCGCCACGGCCTGATCGACCTTCGGGCGCACGATGTTGATCACGACCCTCGAGCGCGTGCCGTCCTGCGCCTTGCGCGCAGGCGGGCCGTTGCGCAGGGTGTTCTCGAACTCGCCGGTGCTGTTGGTGTGCTCACCGAAGTAGAGCTGGGCGTTCTTGCGCCAGCGCTTCTCGACGTCGGTGTTGGTGGCGCGTGACTGCACCCACTGGTCGCGCATCTTGGCGAAGACGGCGTACAGGCGCTCGATCTCGCCCTTCTGGCGGTTGTCGAACTCTTCCTTGGTCAGCACGTCGTCGCCGACCATGTAGGCGACTTCGGGCGGTAGATCTTTGGGGTCCATGGTGATCCTTTAGTAGCCGGTCACTTCGTCGAGGACCTGCCACGCAGCCTCAGCGCCTCGGGGCACTTCCCACTCTTCCTCTTCGTCCGGCCACGGCAGAGTCAGCGAAGGCTCGTCGATGCGCGCCAGGCAGTCCATGCCGTCGTCGAATCGACCCACCGGGAAGGTGGCGTACTCGACCTCCAGCAGCTCCTGGATCAGGTCGTGCGGGTTGCCCTGCACGTCGGTGTAGTTGAGCTGCTGAGGCAGCCACATGCGGCCACCCTCGAACCACGGGATGAGCCTGCGGATGCGGGCGTTCTTCTCCACCGCGCCAGCCACCTCGGTGATCTTGAAACGGTACTGCCGGCGCTCCATCTCCGCCTGGATGTGCGGGATGTCCGCCTGCATGCCGTAGCGCTCGTAGCGCGTCTGCATCGGCTTGTGCTTCTTGTGCAGAGCGAACAGCGCATCAGCGCGCTGCGTCAGCGTCATGCGGTCGATCACGCCGTCTACGAGGAAAGCATTGCCGTCGTGCGCCAGTCCCACGACCCACATCACAGTGCGGTCGCTGCGCTTGCGCTTGGTGCCTTCCTTGGCCGTCTGCGGGTCACCCGCCGGGTCGACCAGGATGACCTTGTTCATCTTCTTGGGCGCGTTGTTGAAGCGCACGATCCACGAGCGCTTGAACTCCGCACCCTCGGCCGGGCGTGGCTCCTGCTGGTACAGCGAGATCCACGAGCGCGGGTCGGACTGCGCCTGGCGCACCATCTCGTCGGTGAACCACTCCTTCCACAGGCGGTCACCCGGCTTGCGCCCCAGCAGGTCGTTGTCGCCAGCAATCATCGGCAGCTTGATGACGTGCCAGCGCTGCGGCTCACGCTCGAGCAGGCGCCCGGCCAGGTCGTCTTCGTGCCACCGCGTCATGATGACCACGATGCGGCCGTGCGGCTTCAGACGGGTCAGCAGGTCGTTGGTCCACCAGTCCCAGGTCTTCTCGCGCACGCGCTCGGAGTCTGCGTCCTCGCGGCTGCGCACCGGGTCGTCGACCACGATCAGGTCGCCGCGTCGGCCGGTGATGGATCCGCCCACGCCCACCGCGGTGTACTCGCCGCCGTGGTTAGTGCCCCAGCGGCCAGCGGCCGTGCTGTCGGCGGCCAGCGCCACCTGCGGGAACAGGGCGCGGAACTGCTCGTCGTCCACGCCGTTGCGCACCCGGCGGCCGAATCGCTCGGCCAGCTCTGCAGTGTGCGAGGCGCCGATCAGGCTGAGCTGCGGGTTGCGGCCGACGAAGTACTCGGGGAAGTAGACCGAGCCGTAGGTGGACTTGGCCGAGCCTGGCGGCATCATCACGAGCAGCCGGTCGATCTCGCCCTTCTCCACCTTGTCCAAGGCCTCGGTCAGCAGGACGTGGTGCTGGGCCAGGCGCATGTCGTCTGGCAGGCGGTAGGCGCAGTAGTGCGAGAACGACTCGCGCGCCTTCTTGCGCGCCAGCAGCTCAACCGCAGCCTGCGATGGATCAAGCACCTGCCGCCCCCTTCACCACGCCCCTGGAGGCGATCTCCATGAGCTGCTCGTCGGTCAGGGCCACCATCTTGACAGGCCCGCCGTCCTTGCCGGTGAGCTCCACCTTGGACTTGTCGCCGTAGTCGCGTCCATTGATCTTGGCCGCCACCTTCAGGTTGGCGTCGATCGCCACCCGCAGGCCGGCCGCATCGCCCAGCATCCCCGCCTCGCGGGCGTAGTCCACTGCCGCCTCGACCAGAGTGTGCGAGCGGTGGATGTGGATGTCGGCGTAGGCTTCCCGGGTGTCGGGGTTGTTCAGCAGGATGTCGCGCAAGCGGTTGCTGCTGATCTTGAACGGCATCGACTCGGCGATCAGGCGCATGGATTCACCCGCCATGTAGCGCTCGAAGATGTCGTCAGCCATGGCCAGCACCTGGCGCTTGACGGCTTCGCGTTCCTCGGCGATTCGTGCGTATTCAGCTTTGTCCACGGCATTCAGGTTGAACCCGGGCAAGCATCCAGCAGTGGGAGACGAGGTCACTGCGATCAGCCGGCCCGGGCTCAGAAAACAAAAAGCCGGCTCAAGGCCGGCTGGATTTGGAGACACTTACCCGGGGCGGAATATACCTCGACGTCTACATCAAGGTCAATCGGTAGTCAAGTCGATGCGCTCGAGGCCGTTCCTGGTGGCGTTGGCCAGGTACTTCAGCGCCACGATCATCGTGCGCCTGCGGCTAGGAAAGCCCCAGGTCTTCATCAGGTAGACCAGGTCTGCGTAGCCGTCGTTGCTTACGTCCAGCGTGAAGATGCGATCGCTGTTGGTGGTGCGGTGTTTGCGCTGGCGATCGCGGTTTGTCAGCGGCAGCTTGGCCTTTTCGAGCGAGTCGGCGAACTCAACGGCCAGCGCACGGACGACGAGGTGCGGGCTCTTGATCAGTCCGCGAGTAACGGCACGCGGGACTCGCATGGGCTCTCCAGCTCCCAGCGTCCGATCCAGACCTGGCGCGTCGCGCTTGGATGCACCGGGCTGTTGTCTATGTTTCGCTTGCATGTTTCGCACTCCTTGCGGCCCGAGCCTGCGCAGCGTGCGAAGTCGGGCGGTGAGAACTTGTAGAGGTTGCTGGCCGTAATCATGCCTGGCCTTTCAGCCAGCGCTCGATCGCCCTGGCGAAGTGATGATGAAAGCCCCCGTTCTGGTGCCACAGGTTGGCGATAACCTCGTCGGTCAGCGTGCGCTCAGGTTTTGGCAGTGCGGGCTCGCAATCGCACTTGCCATCAATGTACGGGCTCCAACAGGTGCCGCAGACGGTTCTGCTCATCTTCCGATCTCCTTCAGCAAGCGCGGGCCTGCGGTGTAGTGCCAGCGCCAGCCCAACCGCGCTGTGGCATCCGGCTTGCGCTCCCTACAGACCCAGCCCTTCACTTCAGCGTACTCAAGCGACTTCTTGACGCTGTCCTGATGCAAATCCCATTTCGCTGCAATGTCGGCCGATGTCAGCTCTTCGTCGGGGTTTATGGCGAACCACACGGCCACCGATGTCACGATCGTCATGCTGGCCTCCAAGCAAACACGCTGTCGTTGGCGAAGCTGGGCTTCATGCTTGAGCCCTTGCGTCGTATTCATGCCAATGCTTCTCGCAGATCATGCCGAAGGCAGTGCTGCCATCTCTGTCCCAGTACGCAGGGACGCCGCCGTATTGCGACGGGCAGCCGCATGACAGGGTGAAGTTTGGCCGCTCCGGCTGCTCCAGCGCGGCGCGGAGGGCATCAATCGCTTGCCATCGTTCAGGTCTGTTTGCCTTGTTCGTGAAGCCCCACTCGTCGGCCATGAACTCCAACGCCTCCAGCGCCTGCTGGGCGGCGGTTCTCAGGTCAGTCATTTCATTTCCCCCAAAACATGAAAAAAGGAAAGTCATGCTCGGTGTAGTCTCGCTTCTCCAACGACGGCGCATACTCCCACGCATGGAAATCCGCCAAAGACAGGCCCTTCTCCGATGGCAAGTAGAGCACTCGCCGATAGCCGATGAGGTTCATGAAGTGCCACCAAGCCCAGCGGATCATTTCATGCTCCTTCCAATCTCAGCCGCAGCCCTGACGATGGCGCGGCGGGTGGCGGCGTAGGGGTCGTTTCCAAAGACTTCAACGGCTCCGCGTCCGCAGTTTGCACCGACTTTTTCACCGTCAAAATTGACACCCATCTTCAACTTCACCGCCAGCCGCAGCGCATCGCCGTCGTCGGTGAGTGGGTTCCATGAGATGCGTTCATGCTTGGCAATTGGCGAGTAAAAGCCGTTCTCAATCCACACGCAGTCCTTGATCCAGTCAATCCCCGCCGCCTTCGCAGCGGCCTCAAGCAGTTCTCGGTCAGTACCCATGTGGTGTGCTCCCTTCCATCCATTCCGGCTTCTTGGGCAGCGGTGCCCAGCCGATGTAGCCCGGCTTGCCGGGCGAGTACTGGCCGTACACGGCGACGCCGCCCTCGGTCAGCAACTGGACTTTGGCCGACAGCGGGCACGCCTCGAGCGGCCGCCAGTAGTACGTCTGGTCCACGGCGGCCGCTTTGTCGTTGGTGAGCTTGACGGTCATGCTTGCCCCCTTGCGCGGATGGCTGCGGCGCACTTGTCGATGCCGGCGTGATACAGGCGCACATCGCTGTCGTGCCGCAGTGCGCGCAGCATGACGTCCTCGTCGCCGGACTTGATCGCATTAGCGGCGCGCAGAGCAGCGCGTGCTTCTTCTCTCAAGTCGCGCTGATCCTCACACACCTTCGCGCACGCCTCGCGCTCCTCTTTGATCGCGGCCTCGCATTCATCGTGAACGATCTTGTGCCAGCCGATGTCACGCTCTGATGCGACAAGGGTGGCGAAGCGTTCAAGTTTTTGCTCATCAGCCATTGCAATGCCAAGCCCCGGCTGAAACGCCATTCCAGCCTCCCGCGCCATGCGGATGATGTCGTCGCGGGTCATGCTTGCCCCTCCGCTTTGGCGATGGCGGCGCGGGCGTTATGCAAAGCCATCCCATATGCGCTTAGATCTGGCGCAGTGGTTAAGCTTTTCAACGCCTCCAGCAGTTCCTGATTCACCGCATGCAGGCGGCGCAGTTCGGCGGCGGCTTGTGCTTGTTCTGGATCGCCAACGTGCAGACTGCACGACTCAAGCGCATCAGCCAGCCGCAGGGCTTCGGGTTGTGTGGTCATGCTCACCTCACGCGATCAGCAGCCCCACGACCACCAGCACCACGACGGCCGCAACGACCAACGCAAAGAGGCCCACGGCCTCGAGCTGCTGATCGTCGCCGTCGCGCAGCTCGCACGCCTCAGGCGTGGAGCATGCCTCGCGTCCCTGGTTGCAGGGGCCATGGCAGTGCTTCATTGCTCGGCCCCCTGCTGAGTCTCGGCCTCCAGTTGCGAACGCAGGCGATCGATGCGCGTCTCGTGGTACAGCACCATCGCGCTGGCGTAGTCGCGTGCGGACTGAGCCTCGAGCAGGGCCCGGCGTGCGTCGTCGAGTTCGGTGGCCATGATGGCGGCGGGCGCAGGTTTGCGCAGCAGGTTGATGAAGGCCTTCACAGCAGCGCCTCCCCGACGTCGTCGAGCATCTCGGCAACAGCCTGAGCAGGCGTGGGCTTCTTGAACCAGTCGGCCGGCAGAAGCTGGCGGCCGTCCTCGTCGTACTGAGGGAACGGCCAGTTGGGGTTGAACTCTTTCATCGTCGTCTCCGATGCGTGCAACAGCGCACAGTCCGAGTATAAGCAATGTGATGTTTCAACCGCAAGCCCTGTCGACGTAGTCGGCTAACAGCATGCCGGCGCGCTGCAGCAGCTCGTCGTGGTTCTCTGCGCGCTCGATGTGCTTGCGCTTCCAGTCCCAGAACTGCCAGCACAGGGCGCTGAACTCGGCCGGGTGCTTGGCCGACAGCCACTCGAGGCCGGCGCGGCAGGCGCGGACCTCCAAGCTGCTGTAGCCGTCGGCGTCCTCGGACTGCGCCAGCTCCGGCAGCAGGCGGCGGAACATGGGGCTGACCTCGCCCCAGGTGAGCTCGGTCTGAGCTCCGCGCCAGTCGTCGCTGACGCAAATGCTCACCAGCTCGCCGATCCAGTCGGGCTGAAGTCTCATCGGCATGTCATCCGCACGAGAACCTGGCCGCCCTTGACCGGCTCGCCGACCTCGAACGACAGCCGCCAGTGGCGGTCGTCGACCCCGGTGGCGTCGGCCAGGCCGTCCAGGCCTGCCTTCATGCTGGCCAGCATGTTGTCCCAGTCCCGGCCGCGCTTGTCGGGCGGGAAGAAGGTCAGATCGACCGCCAGGCTCGTTTTGCCGGCCAGGACAGCCCGTACCCCTGCCGCGGTCGCGATCGCCCGGCAGCGGGCCCGGAAAGCCTTCTTGGCCTTGGCTGTGGTGGCCCAGTGCTGGCGAGCGTTGGGGGACAACTTGGGTGAAGGCCAGGGCAGATCCAGGTCAAAAGTTAGCGTCTGCTCACCAGGCATTTCGGTCATCGGCAACCCCCTTCCGCTCAGCATCCGCAACCTCTTAGAGGGTTGCGGATGAGCGGATGAAGCCGGCCCGCTTTTCTTACGCATCTCATCCGCACGGATGAGAACCCGCGTATTTGCTTGCTTTCCAGCGTAGTGCCCACTAACTTAGACGCTTGACTTGCGGATGAGATGCGGATGAGAACCCCGTGCGGATGACCCCAAAAAACGGTTCTCATCCGCAAGCTAGAATTTTGTTGAGCTTTCGCTCGTAAGTCTATGTCAGCACTCATCTTTTACCTCCAACTACTTCACAACTGTAAATGTCATCCGCAAGCCCCCGTGCGGATGAGAATGTCGTCAAAGTAAGGCTTGGTTGACACTTTCCGTTTACACCTCAGTCAGCCGATCTAGACGCTTCCTGCGCCTCGATCGCGAGCTCCGCGGTCATTGAAAGGTGGTCGATCGCCTGCTCTGTGAGCTCCCATCCGTTCTTGCGATTGGCCCCCTGGACGGCCATTCCGTTGTCCTTCATGGCCTTCATGATGTTGCTCAGAGCGCGCTCGGAGCAGCCCAGGTTGGTGGCCATGACAGGCGCGCCAGGCCAGCCCTTTTGCATCAGCTTGACCACGTCGATGGCATTGATGGGCTGGCCGTTGATGCGTGATCCGACCTTGATGTCGAGCGGGTTGCCGTCGAACTGAATGTAGGCGCCGGTGATCTCGACGTCGCACGAGTCCACCACCCCGAGGCCGATCTGGGTAATCTTGAAGCGCTTGGCCTCAGGCATCTCGGCGTCCTTCATCTTGGTCACCTTGAGCTCCAAGATGCCGCCGGTGCCCTTGACCTGGAACTCCTGGTCCATGGCCGCCTTGAAGGCGCTGGAGCCTCTGGCGCGGTCCATCTCGTGGCCTGAGTGGTGGACGGTCAGGTTGTGGCAGTGGTACTCGCGCCTGATCTCGTCTGTGGCCTCGATGAAGCGGTTGGCGTCCTGCTGCTTGTTCTCGTCTCCGTCGCCAAAGTTGCGGGCCAGGGTGTCGATGACGACCAGCGCCGGGATCTGGCCAGTCTCGGCGATCATGCGGTTGATTTCGGCCTTGAGCTTGTCTGGTGCGTCCGGGTCCAGCATCTGCACGGCGTGGTTGGACTTGAAGAGCGGCGTGTCCTTGGTGATGGCCACCCCAGTGGCCTTGGACCATGCTGCAAAACGCCTGGCCAGGCCCTGGTGGCCCTCGCCTGCGATGTAGAACACGGCGCCCTGCTTGACTGGGCATCCGAACCAAGGCGTGCCTGTGGCCACGCTGCAGGCCATGGACACGGCCACAAAGCTCTTGCCACCGCCTGACGGGCCGTAGAGCATGCCGAGCGCGTCCGCCTCGACGTATCCCTCGATGATCCAGTCGATGGACTTGATCTCGCCCAGCAGCTCGTGGACGGGGGTGAACAGGGGCTTGTCGGGCAGGATCTCGCCCGTCTCGTTGTCGATCGTGGGTGGAGGTGCCAGCGGCCGAAACTTCTCCTGCGCCGTGCTCACGCTGCGTGGGATGTCGTTGTAGCGTGCGAGCCAGCGGTCGTCCTTCGGCGCCAGGGAGGCGTCCATCAGGCCACGCAGCAGGTTGACGATCGCCCCGCCCTTGGCGCCTGAGGCCACCATGCTGGCGGCCACCATGTTCAGGCTGTCGTGCAGGTTCTCGCCGCGGATGATGTTGGTCGTCAGGATGCGCAGCCGCTCATCCTGCTCGCCCATGTGCATGGACGGTGCGGATGCCTCATGCGCATGCTCTGTGCGCAGGGTCTCAAGGTCGATGCCGAAGATGGCGGCGGCGTCTTCGAGGCTGTAGCGTGCCTTGGGGTTCCAGTACTCCACGACGTGAGCGAACGGCCCGCTGTCTCGTGGCTTCTGGTTCTGCCCGATGGGCAGGCGGACGTACCGCACGGCGTTGTTGCCCGACTTGTCCGCCTTGATGTAGCCCCGCTCGGCCATCGCGGTGACCAGCCGGGTGACGAGCTCGAGGTTCGCGCAGTCGGGGTCCTTGGTGTCGAGCAGGATGCCGATCTGGCGCTTGCCGGGGCTGGTCTCGATGCCCCAGCTTGGCGTGCCCTGCAGGTCTTCTGGATTGACGTCGTCGGCCACCAGCGCCAGCAGGCGCGTGAAGTGGCTCTTGCGCCGGTGCATGACGCCTTCGAGGGGTCTGACCGCGCCCACCGAGAAGTAGGTGTTCTGCCTGCCCCACCCGTCGACCTCGGCCGCGTGCAGGGCTGGGTTGTAGGCCTTGCCTGACCAGCTCGCCTGGTCCGAGTTGGGGTTGCCGATGAAGGCGTTGACCCACACCGTCGATCCGCGAGGGGCTGCAGCGAGCACCTCCTGGAGGAACTCGCTGTTGGTCACGACTACACCATTGTGATGTTCATTGCTGCTGCTGTTCACGCGAGCCCTTCCCTACTTTGGGGGAAGTGTGCCCGGCTGCTGAGGGTGCTGCCATCTTGTTCTTCCACTGAGAACGCCACACTGTGAAACCTTCGGCAGGCGGGTGTGGTGACCGCTCTTCGGGAGCTACCCTAGCCGAGGCCCAATTCTGTCCGTCAGATCACCATTGTGATACCTGCGCAAAACGATAAGCGGCGCTTGCGCCCGACTTCACGCTCGTGATACCTTTTTGCCCAGGATCTCGGGGGAGGCGCGTAGCTTACCCCGAGTGATGTGCTCGATCCTGAGCTGCTGCAAGTGAGGGATGCGGCCACGCGCTTTCCAGTTGGACAGCGTGGGCTGGGTCACGCCCAGCTTGGTGGCTGCTGCCACCTGCGTGCCGAAGTGCGCGATGAGGTCGTCGAAGTCCATTTTGTGGAATGCAGAGTTGCGAATTCGCAGAGTATAGGGCGTGTGATGTTCACAGACAACAACACCAGAACCTGCCGTCAAGGTTCTGACAGCTTCCGCTCGTCGTTTGTCCATGACCAAGAACTTTGAGAAGCTGACGATCGGCGATAGGCTGCGCTACCTGATCGAGGTGCGCGAGTACACGCAAGTAGAGCTGGCGGCCAAGATTGGTCTAACCCAAGCCGCCATCTCGAACATCGTGACGAACTCATCTCGCAAACCGAGTGCGCCAACCCTGCTCAAGCTCGCTGCCGCACTGCAAGCCAACCCCGACTGGATCCTGACAGGACAGGGCCAGCCGTTTGAGATCAACACCATCAGCGCCCAGTCCGAGAAAGACCTCCTGGAAGCGTTCCGCAACATGGACGACCAGGCCAAGGTAGCCCTCCTCGCCGCGGCCAAGGCGATGGCCAAGTAACCCCCGGCCTGCGGGCCCCGACAGTATCACAATGCCCATACATTTTTGTCAACCAATCGCCCATGGACTTCACAACTGTGATGTAATCAATCCCGTCAAGAGATCAACACGGAGCAACGAGATGCACCACAACAGCTTCAACTTCGAGTACGCCAACGCCACGTCCGCCGAGCTCACCGAGTGGGAAGACGCCGCCCTCCAGCGCGAGTACGAAAAACAGCAACACGAATACGACGAGTACCAGGCGTGGCAAGACGAGCGCTACGAAGAGTCTGTGCGCAAGTCCTACGAAGCCCGCGGCCTGGCCAACATTTACTGATAGGAGAACCAGCATGATCACTCCCAGCATCAAAGCCCTGCGCACCATCACTTCCAACCTGACTGCTGCGCGCCGCGCAAAAGCCATTCTCAACATGTCTCGAGCAGAACTCGAAGTCCTGCCCGCTGCAGCCGCACGCATCCGCGAGTGCTACAACCCGCCGAGCACGCCCGACCTGCGCATGACCGTACTCAATGACTTGCTCTGCACTCACGGCGTAGAAGCATTCCGTCTGCGCGACGGCAGCAACGTCATGTATCTGAACGCCGGCGACACCTACACGCCGACGATCGTGCGGATGCGCGGCAACTACTACGTCCGCGACTGGGGCTCGATTGCTGAGCGCCACGCAGCAGAGTGATGAATCACATTGCTGTTGACCTGACTTCACACTTGTGATGTAATCCTCTTGTCCCAGCAATCAACCGGAGAGCAGCATGAAGGTTTTTGAATTCGACCCCTCCACCGGCAAGCGCGGCGCTCAGATCGCCGACATCCAGCGTCCCGACTTCCTGCGCAACACCGGCATGGCCAAGTGCGCCCTGCCCCGCGCAGCCCGCGACACCCAGTGGGCCGTGGCCACTGAGGCCTTCGGCCGCAACAACGAGCGGATCGAGTTCGACCGGCCGGTGTGCTTCTGCCTCGGTCAGTGGACCGCCGGCACCGACACGACCTGGCAGTGGTACGCGCTGCTTCCCAACTGACATCAACCGGAGACCCACATGCGCAACCTCACCTTCCCCAACGGTTCCAAGTTCTCCCGCTTCGACGACGTCAAGAACGCCGTCAGCGGCGCCTACCAGGACGCACTGCGGTGGTCCAAGCGCGACATCGGCGCCGGCTGCTACCGCAGCCGCGGCAAGTGGCTCAAGGCGATCGACGCCAACGGCAACCTCCTGGCCGGCGACTGCGACTCGTGGGAGTGGGACGGCACGCTCAAGTCCCTGATCGCCGCGATCAACGAGACCAGGTTCGGCGAGCCCAAGGCCGTGGCCCTGTTCCTCGAGGGCGGCGTCGACTACGCGGCCAGCCTGCGCGACTTCAGCGACGGCGCCTACGACCCGTGGGTCGGCGAGTGGTCTGTCGCAGTCTGGGAGAAGCCCGAATATCACAATGCTGTTGACAGCACTTCACAGACGTGATGTAATCACTTCGTCAGAGATGACACCGGCCCGGCGGATCCCGGGACGCGACAGGAGTCCGATATGACCACCATTCGTTTGATCGTCGAGCACAACCGCCTGAGCTTTCCGTTCGGCGGCACCGACTTCAGCAAGCCCGGCTGCCCTACCAGCCGCGACGTGTCCTCCATCCTTGCCCGCCGCTACGACGCCGGCGACTTCGACACGATCTCGTGGCCGCTGCCACGCGGCAAAGCCAAGCGCGAGAGTGCGCTTAGAAACCTTGCCTACGCCCTGTTCGACGAGCGCGAGTGCAACGACCTCTTCCCCTACGACGCCGTGATCGAGCTGCCTGACGGCACCGTGTTCAATTTCGACGACCTTGTCCGCTGAACGGAGACATCACCATGCTGTACTTCAAGATCGATGACAACCAGAACGTCGTGGCCATCGCCGAGCAGATGCCCGCCGAGCTCAACACCCCCAACGGCTACACGTTGTGGAGCCGCCAGATGGACGGCACGCGCCACGCCGGCTGGCTCAACCGCAACGACATGCCCGACATCGAGTACGCGCAGATGATCGCGGCCGGCGCCTCGACCTTCACCGGCAAGCCCTACATCGCGATCGACTCCGGCCCTGACGTGGCGCCCCGCTTCAACGTGATCCGCGCCCCTGCGGTCGGCGACGACGTCAGCATGGCCTTCAACGGCGACTACTACCCCGTCGGCAAAATCCTCAAGATCAGCAAGTCGCTCAAGCAGGTCACCACCAGCAGCGGCCGCAAGTTCTACCGCCGCGGCACCAGCGGCGCCTGGCTCAACGGCTACTTCGCCTTGATCCAGGGCACCGTCAGCCGCCTCAACCCTGAGTTCTGAAGTATCACAACTGTGATATGATGCAGACCTGGCCCGGCAGTTTCCGGGACGTCAACGGAGACCGAGATGCGAGTTTTTTCTCCCCAAGAGCAGCAAGACCTGCTCGCCACCGTCGACCGCAACATCGCGATGTTCAAGACCTACACCGGCGCGCACGCCGAAGCCGTGCTCGCTGAGCTGATCGACGGCCGCGCTGCTGCTGTCGAGTCCTTCGCCGGCCGCCTCGACTGGTACGAGGTCCCGTACCGGATTCGCGAGCTGCGCCAAGTGATGCCCGAGTGGGGCACCCGCGGCACCTGATCAATCACCAACCGGAGACGACGAATGAGCTACTCAAACCCCATGCACCACGACACCATGAAGCCCATGCCCCCCAAGTTCCGCAGCGCCTTCGCTGCCTTCAAGAAGATGGGCGTGCCCGTCTACCAGCACCCCGACGACAGCCGCAACTTCTCGATCGACGCCGAGGCGTCTGACGCCGAGCGGTGGGTCGACTACTACGGCAACCCGTACCGCGAAGACCTCGTGTTCGGTGTCCACATCGACCTCGAGCGCGAGCTGCAGAAGCGCGGCCTGTACGCCGAGTGGGTCAACCCCGGCCGCCTGGCCGTGTACGAGGGCTGATGATGAGAGTCCGCATCATCGTCGGCGCAGAGGCCGCCTACGCCTCAATCCAGACCTCCGGCGCCTTCATGGACGTGCGCCTGGAGCCAGGCCGGTCAGCGGCGCGTTCGCTGCGCGAGACGGCCGAGGAGTGGCGCGAGAAAGCCGCCAGGCTGCAGCAGCGCGCCATGTATCTCACCGAGGCCGCGGCCCAGCTCGAGGAAGACGAGAAGGCCGGCCGCAAGTACGCATCGAGGGTAACGTGAAAGAAGATCTACTCAACGCCATCGAGATCGCAGCCGTGGCCCACGATGGCCAGGTCGACGGTGCCGGCAGGCCGTACCTCCTGCACTGCCTGGCCGTGATGCGCACGGTGGCCAAGAAGCTGCCGAACAACATTGACGCCCAGGTGGCCGCGGTGCTGCACGACGTGCTCGAGGACACGTCGTTGACGACGCACAGTCTGCGTCGGCACGGCGTCAGCGAGGAGGCAATCTTCCTTGCGGTCATCCTCAGTCGCGAGCCCGACGAGACTTACGAGCAGTTCATCGGCACCATCATCAAAGCCGGCCCGGTGGCCATCACGATCAAGCTCGCCGACATCAAGCACAACCTGTCGCGCATCGACGGCCTGCCGGCTGAACGCCGCGCCAGGCTCGAGCCACGCTACCGGGCAGCCAAAAAGAAGTTGACTGTTGCACTCAAGTATCACAATGGTGTTGCACAGACTTCACAACTGTGATGAAATCACTCTTGTCGACGGAGCAGTCGACACCGACCCGGCGGCACCGGGCGCTCCAGAAGGACGCAACATGAAGCTCGAGATCCTGATCAAGTCTGTGTACGGCAACACGCTGTACTACCCGCTCAACGACGCCGCCCGCGCCCTCGCCGCGATCGCCGGCAAGAAGACGTTCTCGGCGAAAGACCTGCAGATCGCCTACACGCAGCTCGGCTTCGAGATCGACTACGTCGACGCCGCGTCTTTCCTGAAGCCTGAGCTGCTGCTCGCGGCCTAATCGGAGACCCACCATGAACCTCGCAAACGTAGTGATGATCGCCGAGGGCGCGATGCCCGCCGACAGCGAAGAGCAGTACATCGAAGCCTGGCAGCAACTGATCGACACCGGCCTGTGCTGGAGGCTGCAAGGCTTCTTCGGCCGCACGGCCCAGCACCTGATCGAGCAAGGCATCTGCAGCCCCGCCAACTAAGGAGACCACCATGTCCGCATACCTCGTACCCGACTACCACATCAACGCGCTCGTGAGCTGGGCTCGCGACCGTCACGGCTCCGGCGCTGTCAGCTACTACTGGGGCGGCCGCCGTCGCGAAGTCCGCGGCGACGAGAAGCGCATCGCCTCGGTGCTGTACGCCGAGAACGTGCGCAGCGTCAACAGCCGCTACAAGGAGCACGACCCCGCGCACGGCTTCAAGTTCCAGTACGTCTCCAACGTGCTCAACCCGATCGACGTGATCAAGGGCTGCCACGGCTACGGCTACCAGGCCTGCGAGACCGACGACTGGGAGCAGAGCGAAGCGTTCGCCATCATCGCGGCCATCAGCCAGTCCGCCATCCGCGCCCTGCCCGGCTACGAAGACAGCAACGCCTGGTGCATCAGCGGCCCCAATTTCAACCTGAAGGAGACAGCATGAACAAGCTCAACATCAAGGCCGCAAGCCTTTCTGTCATGCACGGCCACCCGCTGGACCGCCGCGGCTGCTACGTCGACGTCACGCTGCACCTCAGCGACGACCAGATTAAGGACGCGCTGTACGAGCTCATCAGTTCGCTGCGGCTTTCAGAGGTCGAGCACATGCTGCGCAACGAGTTCCCAGACCTGTTCGAAAGCGCTTGACCAGCATCACAATGCTGATACACTTCTAACCGAGACGCACGTTTTTTAACCACTCCGAAAGGACGACACCATGCAAGCATTCACTCTCTCCGAGCTCATCGCAGCTCGCATCGCCGCCAAGCGGATCGAAGACGAGGCCATCGCCGAGCGCCGCGCCGTCGACAAGGCAATCGCCGACATGCTGAAGGACCCGGCCAAGCCCGAGGGCTCCATCAGCCAGCGCACCGAAGGCTGCAAGGTCACCGTGACCTACAAGATCGACCGCAAGGTCGACAGCGACAAGCTGCAGGCGGCTTGGTCGCAGCTCTCGGCCGGCGCCTCTGAGGCATTCAAGTGGAAGGCCGACGTCAGCGTCAGCGCCTTGCGCAAGCTGAGCCCGGCTGACGCCGCGGCTGCCGCGGTGTTCATCACCAGCAAGGAAGGCAGCCCCTCGATCACGATCGAAGCGGTCTGATCTCTTCCCCGGGCAATATCACATTGCCCATTTTTTCACCTTGCCTGGAGACGACATGGCAATCACCCTTACTTCCACCAAAGACAGCGCCGCGCTCAACGGCCTGAAGTTCCTGGTCCACGGCCCTGCTGGCGCCGGCAAGACCTCGCTCTGCGCCACGACCGGCGAGCCCACTGTGATCATCAGCGCCGAGTCCGGCCTGCTGTCACTGCGTGGCGTCGACATCCCGGTCATCGAGGTCAAGACTTTGGACCAGCTCTACGAGGCCTACGACTTCGTCGTGAACACCGAGCAGGGCCAGGCCTTCAAGTGGGTCTGCCTGGACTCCATCTCGGAGATCGCCGAGGTGGTGCTCAACCACGAGAAGAAGGTCGCGAAGGATCCGCGCCAGGCCTACGGTGCGCTGGCCGAGAAGATGACGGATCTGATCCGCGCCTTCCGCGACCTGCCCGGCCGCAACGTGTACTTCTCCTGCAAGCAGGAGCGCGCCAAGGACGAGCAGTCGGGCGCGATGCTGTACTACCCCGCCATGCCCGGCAACATGCTCAAGCAGGGCGTCGGCTACTTCTTCGACTTCGTGTTCGCCCTGCGCATCGAGAAGGATGCGGACGGCAACCCGACCCGCTGGTTGCAGACCAGCCGCGACTACAACTACGAGGCCAAGGACCGCTCCGGCAGCCTCGAGATGTTCGAGTCCCCCGACCTGTCGGCAATCGCCGCCAAGGTCATCTCCACCATCGCCAACTAACTCCCGAAAGGACACCCATCATGGCGCAATTTGAGTTCAACACCGACAGCGTTCAGAAGCGCGAAAACAGCTACGAGCTGCTGCCCGCAGGCTGGTACACCGCGCAGGTCACCGAGTCGGAGATCGTGCCCCTGAAGTCTGGCAACGGCCAGGCCCTGAAGCTCACCATCGAGGTGCTGCAGGACGGCTACCGCGGCCGCAAGGTGTGGGCCCGCCTGAACGTGCGGCACACCAACCAGCAGGCCGAGAGCATCGCTCAGCAGCAACTGCGCGAGCTCTGCGAGTCCATCGGCCTGGCGCGCTTTCGCGACACCAGCGAGCTGCACAACAAGCCGATGCAGATCAAGGTCAAGATCCGCAAGGACGAGTCCGGCCAGTACGAAGACCAGAACGACGTCAACGGCTTCAAGCCCGCGGCCGGTGGCGCAGCTCCCATGGCTGCCGCCGCACCTCGTACCGCTGCACCTGCAGCCAACGCACCAGCGGCCGGCGCGGCCGTGCCCCCGTGGCAGAAGCGCGCCGCTTGATTCCCGCAACAACAGGAGAAGCCTGTGAATGAAGTGACCGTGACCCTACCGATCGACTCGATCAACGCCGCCCTGGTGGCGTTGTCGAAGTTCCCCTATGACCAGGCCCAGCCGCACATCGACCTGATCAAGTCCCGTGTCGATGCGGTGATCAAGGCCGCGCAGGACGCGCAACCCGCTGAAGAAGGAGAACCGCAGCAATGAGCACCCGTATCTACGCCGTCGAGGGCCCGCAGGGCTTCCACCTAGTGGAGGCCGGCACCAAGGTCGGCGCCCTGCGACACGTCGCCGAGAAGCACTTCACCGTCTCGGTGGCCAACCAGAAGACCCTGGTGGCCGCCATGAAGGACGGCGTGCAGATCGAGACGGCAGGCGCCGACGAGAACCCGTCAACGCCATGACCCGTGTAGGCCCGCAAGGGCCTGCAGCGGTGAGGGGCCGGCCGGGGAGGGCCGCCCCGCGCGCCAGTAACAGGCCCCTCACCCCTGCAACGACACGAGGAGTGTCCCCATGGCCACAGTGCCCGAACCCATGCACACCACTGCCGAGATGATCTACCGGGCCTACGAGTCCGACGCAGACGACGGCCACCGCCCGCACCTGGGCGCATCCCTGATCGGCCACGCTTGCGAGCGCTACCTGTGGCTGACCTTCCGATGGGCCGGATCGAAGAAGCATTCAGGCCGGATGCTGCGCCTGTTCAAGGCCGGCAATGACTTCGAGCCGCGCATCGTGGCCGAGCTACGCCGCATCGGAGTCGAGGTCCACGATGTTGCGCCGGACGGTAAGCAGTGGCGCGTGTCGAGCATCGGCGGCCACTTCGCTGGCCACATGGACGGCGCCGCAAGGGGATTCCCCGAGGCGCCCAAGGCGTGGTCGGTCGTCGAGTTCAAGACCCACAACGCCAAGTCTTTTGCGGCCTTGCTGAAGGATGGTGTGCAGAAGTCCAAGCCCCAGCATTACGCGCAGATGCAGACCTACATGGGCCTGACCGGCATGGTCCGCGCCATGTACATCGCGGAGAACAAAGACACCAGCGAGCTCTACGCTGAGTGGGTCCACTTTGACGAGGTCGAGTTCGCCAAGATCATGGCCCGCGCCGAGCGCGTGATCACTGCGGCCGAGCCGCCGCTGCGCTGCTCGAACGACCCGAGCTGGTACGTCTGCAAGATGTGCGACTTCCACCCCCTGTGCCATGGCGAGGAGGCGCCCGACGTCAACTGCCGCACCTGCGCGCACAGCACGCCCGTGGTCGAAGGCGAGGACGGCAAGTGGAACTGCCGCGAGTTTGGCGAGGTGGGCCTGATCGCCCAGCGTGAGTCGCACCAGTGCAGCACGCACCGCTACATCCCCATCCTGCTCGAGCGCTTCGCGACGCAGAAGTACTATGTCAATGGTGATGTCGTGTACGAGCACGAGCACGGCACGTTTGCCAACGGCCAGGGCGACGGCGCGCTGAGCTCGCTGGAGATCAAGGCCTGCGAGCAGAAGGTGATGCTGGCTGATGCGTCGAAGCTCAAGGGCGAGCTGCAGAAGCAGGGCTTCTTCGATGCGAGGGTCGTGAAGTGAATCGCGAAGAGCTGGCCGAGGAGTTCGGCGAAGAGCTTCTGTTCCTGGATCCGCCGGAGTCCTTCGATCGCTGCATCGTTGGCGTGGCGCACCGCTGCGGCATGGAGCCGGTCGTGGTGTACGACCAGGACGAGGTAATCAGCAGCCTGATGCTGGGGGGCATGGACCGCGAAGAGGCCGAGGAGTGGTTCAGCTTCAACACTGCCGGCGCCTACGTCGGGCCGCGCACGCCAATGTTCCTGATCAAGGGGGTCGCATGAAGCTGCGCGACTACCAAGCCCGCGCCCTGGACGAGCTCTGGGAGTGGTTCAGCCGGCACGAGGGCGGCAACCCCATCGTCGAGGCCTGCGTCGGCGCCGGCAAGAGCCTGATGATCGCGGCCCTGGCGCAGCGCGCTGACGCCCAGTATCCGGGCACCAGGGTGCTGGTGCTGGTCCACCAGAAGGAGCTGCTCGAGCAGAACATCGAGAAGCTGCTGAAGATCTGGCCGACCGCGGACGTGGGCCTGTACTCGGCGGCCATCGGCAAAAAGCAGATGGGGTGCCAGCTCACCTACGCCACGATCGGCAGCATCTACAAGCAGGCGCACCGCCTCGGCCGCATCGACATCGTGCTGGCCGACGAGTGCCATCTGATCAACCCAAAACAGACTGGGATGTGGCGCACATTCCTGGCTGACCTGACCAAGTACAACCCGTACACCCGCGTGATCGGCTGGACAGGCACCCCATTCCGCGGCAACGGCGTGTGGGCCACGGCCGGAGAAGAGCCGCTGTTCACCAACGTCGCCACCAGGGTGACGATGAAGGAACTGCTGGGCTTGAAGTTCCTGTCCCCACTGGTGCCAGCCCCGACCGTGGCCAGGGTGGACGCACGCGGCGTGCGCACATCCGGCGACGACTACGTCGTCAGCGAGCTGGCCAAGGTCACCGACAGGGCCGACCTTGTCGAGGCCACATGCCAGGAGATCGTCGAGCTTGCCCGCGACCGCAAGCGGTGGCTGGTGTTCGCCGTGACGATCGAGCACGCCGAGCACGTCAGGGACGCGCTACAGCGCCGCGGAGTGACGGCTGAGGTGGTGAGTGCGGAGACCCCGAAACAAGAGCGTGCAGCCCTGATTACGGCCTTCCGCGGGGGCAGGATCCGCTGCCTGGTGAACGTGGCCGTGCTGACCACCGGCTTCGACGTCCCGGAGGTGGACTTCATAGCCCTGCTGCGTGCGACCAAGAGCCCGGTGCTGTACGTCCAGATCGCCGGCCGCGGGATGCGGATCGTCGACGGAAAGACCGACTGTCTGTGGGCCGACTTCACCGACACCACAATCGAGATGGGCCCGGTCGACGAGGTCAAGGGACGCATGCCCAGCACCAAGCGCAAGGGCGAGGCGCCCAGCAAGTTGTGCCCCGAGTGCGGCAGCAAGAACCTGGCGGCCGCGACGCAGTGCGTCGACTGCAACTTCAAGTTCCCGGAGCCTGAGCGCATCAAGCACGGCGACCAGGCCTCGAGCGCGGCCATCCTCAGCAGCCAGGCCAAGACGATGATGGAGATGGTGCCAGTCACCGACGTGCGCTATCGGCTGCACCAGAAAGACGGCGGCACCGAGAGCCTGCGCGTGGAGTATTACGACGGCTTCCAGCGCGTGGCTTCTGAGTGGGTGTGCCTCAGCCACGAGGGCTACGCACGCAAGAAGGCCGAGGCCTGGTGGGCCATGCGCGCCAAGATCGACGCCGTGCCTCACGACACCGAGGAAGCCCTCAAGTGGCTGGAGTACGACGACCAGATCCTGCGCAGGCCCGCGGCCGTGATCGTCAACCGGGCCGGGCAGTACCCGACCATCGTGTCTCACCAGTGGGACCAGCCAGCATGACCAAGACCGAACTGAAGATCCGCATCGACATGCACCGCCAAATGCTCAAGGGACTCGAGAGCATCGAGGTCGGTTGCAGGACGTGCGAGCACTACGCGATGCCGGAGTGCGACAAGTGGAACGCAGCACCGCCGCCCGACATCGTGGCCAGCGGATGCGACGAGTGGCGCTGGGACGGAATACCTTTTTGACGGGAGCCAGACATGACGATTGACATGGTCAACAGCCCGCCGCACTACGCAAAGGGCGACATTGAGTGCATCGACGCGATTGCCGTGGCGACGGCAGATCTGCAAGGCATGGAGGCGGTCTGCACTGCCAATGCGATGAAGTACCTCTGGCGCTGGAAGTTTAAGAACGGCGTCCAGGACTTGGAGAAAGCGCGCTGGTACATCGAACGACTGATCCAGGAAATGAGCAAGTGATGAAGAACCTCGCGAGCATGCTGGCCATTGCCAGCCTATGGTTCCTGTCGCTGATCGGAATGGGCTTCATCGCTCGCTCAATGTATGAGCTAGTGATGATCGGCTGGAGGTCGTGGCCATGAGCGAGATCCTCACCGAGCAAGAGCTGATGGTGATCAGCGACGCCAGCACCAGGCCCACCATGCTGGCCTGGCTGCAGTCCAATGGCATCCCCTACCTCGTCGCCCGATCGGGCTGGCCGCGTGTGCACCGCAAGGCGATCGAGCGCGCACTGGGCGTGGTGCCGGACGAGAAGCCGGCCAAGGACTTCGTCTTCAACTTCGACGGCCTCAAGTGAGAAAGCGCATCCCCCACTTCCACGAGAAGCGCGGCAAGAACTGGGTCGCGTACTACCACGTCGTGCGCAAGGGCGACAAGGTGGTGTGGACCAGCCTGGGCACTGACCGATCGGCAGCGCTGCGCAAGTGGGCTGAGTTCGAGATGCAGCCGGTGCCGGCTGAGGCGGGGTCGTTCGACGCGATCATCGGGCAGTACATGAAGTGGGCCCGGGCCGCGGTCGAAGACGGCACCCTGGCGCCTCGCACCTACGAGGACCGGGAGAAGTACCAGAAGGTCATGCTCACCGTGTTCGGTGGCAAGCCCTTCGAGGCCATCGAGTCCCAGCACGTCAGGCTCTACATCGACAAGCGCAGCGCCAAGATCAGCGCCAAGAAGGAGATGCGGTTCCTGTCGGTGCTCTGGAACTGGGCACGCGAGCGCGGCATCACGCGGCTGTCGAACCCGGTGGCCGGCGTGAAGATGCCCAAGGAGGAGGGGCGCGACATCGAGGTCCGGCCGCAGGACTACTGGCTGGTCTGGGAGTGCGGCGACCAACTGGTCAAGGACGTCCTCGAGCTGGCCGCCCGGCTGGGCACGCGCCCGCAGGAAGTGTTCGACCTGTCGTGGGACAAGATCGACCTGGCCGCAGCCCCGATGACCGTCAAGGTATGGCAGAACAAGGTCAAGAGCTGGCGCACCGTGATCGCAGACCCCGAGCTGGAGGCCATCCTGGCCCGCCTGAGAGGCGATCTGGCCCGTCCTAAGGGCAAGGTACTGGTCGACGAAAACGGCGCAGCCTTGAACCCGCTGGGGGCCTTCCGCTACCGCTTCCTGCAGGCCCGAACCGATGCCATGGCCAAGGCCGAGGCGGAGGGGCTGGACCACCAGGACTTCCAGCTCCGGGACCTGCGGCCGATGGCGGGCCTGGCGATGCTGGATGCGCAGGGCATGGACGCGGCGCGCCGACTGCTGGGTCACAGCACCGAGCGGATGACCGCCCACTACACCACGCAGCGCCGCGGCCAGGTCTCGGAGGCTGCCAAAATTGTTAGAAGTACTTCTAACCCATCACAATGATGGAGTTCGTAAGTGCTTGATTTCATTGGAGGCGGGAGTCGGAATCGAACCGGCGTCCACGGCTTTGCAGGCCGGTGCCACCGGAGGCCCGAGAGCCAGTATCCATGCGGGTTTCCGGCCGGTTCGGCTGGTCGGCTCGTTCTAACATATCACAATGCCTATCGCCCGGCAGGCAGCACCAATGCTGGGCGCAACCCTTGAAAGTTAGAAGCAGAAAGGAAGGCCGCTGATGAGCGCAACCTATGCCATCGCCAACGTGCAGCACGCACTGCAGGCGCTGAAGGAGAAGATCCCATCCGACCAGTGGGGCGAGACCCCGCTGCCCGTCATCGCCGCCCCGGGCTGGTGGATGGAAGAGGTCAGGCAGGAGCTAGGCGTGCCGCCCGGGTTCGAGCCTGGCGAGATCCACGGCTGCCATGTCACCCGGCAGGACACGGTCACCGAGCCGGTGCTGATCGACCACGACGGCAAGGTCTACCCGATCCTGCCGCAGTGGCTGCGCGCCAAGTCCGCGGCCGACAGCGAGGGGGGTGAGGTATGAACGAACCCAAGACAGGCGGGCCGGCGTTTCCAGTGCTGAAGCACTACGCCAACGGGCACATCGAGCAAGTTGCAGAAGGCATGACCCTGCGCGATTACTTCGCGGCGAAGGCAATACAAGGGATGCTTGCCTCAACAGTCGGCGATGAAACCTGGGGAGCGCCTAACGATGCCGCCGTAACCGCCTATGTGTATGCCGACGCCATGTTGAAAGTGAGGCAAGAATGAACCGCAACAGTTACCGCGAGGTCGAGCTCCAGGTCGTGCGCTGGGC